CGGGATTGTCCTCGATCCTTTCCGTGAACGCGACAGAGGCGAATGCGCGGATCGGTAAAACCACCTTGATAGACTTCAAGGTATACCCGATGCTGCAGAAGATAGGGAGCGTGCTGTCAACAAAACTCATGCCGGTATACGGCGGTGAGTATATCGTTGAGCCGGAAGATATTCGCATAACTGACAAGGTATTGAGATTGCAGGAAATGGCGGAGTATTCCAGGACACACACCATTGACGAGGTAAGGGCTGAATATTGGCAGGATGACCCGCTTGGCAACGAGATCGGCAACTCCATTGTGGCGGCTGCACAGTCCGGGTATACCGCGCCTCAGCCGATGCAGAGTGAACAACCGTTCGAAGCAGGAAACCCAGCAATTGACGTAACCAGCGAATTTGAAGAGGCGGGAGCAAAGGACATGCGGCCGGCGTTGCTTGAGCTTGACAAATGGGAGCGCAAAAGCAAGAAGGCGGGCAGGGTTGCGGAATTTACCGCCTACAACATTCCGGCGGACGTGGTAGAGGCTGTGAAAGGCGGAGCCACATTTGACCAGGCGCGCAGGATGTTGACGGGAGACAATGAAATTGAGCGCGTTATCAGGATGCTTGAATTGAACTTGAAATAGGTTGGTGAAGGTGGACAGATACGTAGCAATTATCGTCGCTATCAAATGGCTTGCCTCTCGTGGTGTAAAGACTGAGGGGTTTATGAACCGCGCCATTGATAAGATGATAAAAGACTTATACTATGGCGAAATAACAAAGGACGAGTTTGACGGGCGGATGTTTGACCTGATAGACGATCAGATGCGGAGAGCATTCAACGAGGGAATGAGGAAAAACGGTCTCGATCCTGTCGCAAACATGACGGACGCATGGCGGCAGATATACCAGGACAAGACGCTTTCACAGGTTGAATTTATAGACAAATTCAGCAGGGACATATTAAATAACGCCGACCAGGTAGCCGGTTACGACAAATTGCTTGAGCGCGCTAATATGTGGAGCAACCAATACCCGGCGATGGTGCAGGAGGCGAAACTGACAACCGCTTACCCAAAGGATCGCTATGTCTGGAAACTTGGCGCTACAGAGGAGCATTGCTCGACTTGCGCGTCTCTTGACGGGGTAATCCACACAGCGCAGGAGTGGCTCGACTTGGGGCTGCATCCGGGGCAACCGCCTAACGGGGCGCTCGAATGCGGGGGCTGGCGTTGTGATTGTTCGCTGGAATACACGGACGAACCGGCCGACGGGGACAAGGAAAAATGACGCGCCATGCTCTCCTTTACTTTGCGGCTTGCGCTTTTCCGGGCAAGGCTTACAGGCGCGTCTACCGTGACCGCAGCGGAGTACACCCTAACCCCTCCACCGGGGACTTATACGGCATATTCATAATAGCACAAATGGGCTAATAATGGCTAACGAGTTTATCAGTATTTCAGGGATGGAGACGATACTCCAACGGTTGCGTAAACTGCCGAAAGAGGCTGGTGACGCGGGCGTAGAAGAGGCGAATAAATACATGCTGAATATATTGCGTAAATACCCGCCGCGCTCCCGTGACAAATTCCAATGGACGAGCGACAAGCAGAGAAAAGCGGTAATGGCAAAGATACGCCGCGAGCAGGGGCAAGCCTGGTACACGCGCACGCAGGCGCTATCAAAAGGATGGAAACTCGAAGGCAAGGGGCAATCGCAGATTATCAGGAATGAAGTCCCTTATACCGGATTTGTGCAGGATAGGGAGCAGATTGTAGGGCATAGAGTACGGGGCTGGATGACTGTAAACACCATGCTGAAGGATAAAGGCAAGGATATTCTGAAAAAGTTTGAACTGGGAGTTAAGAAGGCTATCAGGAAACTAAAACTATGAATGATGTAATCAAAACATTCGAGGACTTGACCGCGAGGGACATTGCGCTTTATTGCTGGGTAGAGTTACAGCATGAAGGCAAGTCGAGATTCATTCGCGGGCGCAAGCGCACAATGGACGAGAGCATTATCCTGTGCGGCGGTGACATCAAGCGGTATATCAACTATGTCAACGATTATGAAAAAATGACACAAAAATAGTAATTGATTTATGGAGGTATTGCCTTTACGATATTACTAACTGAATAGATCACGGGAACGTCAGAGGCTATCACATAGCGGCGTTCTGTGAGAGTAGCAAGCCTTGAATAGTCAAGGTTGGTTATTCGCACAGAGCGCCGTTTTTCTTTATTCAGGAGCAGACATGGATGAAATGAAACTTGGAGCAAGGAACAGCGCAAAAGACAAGGAGCGCATAGCGACCATCAAGAACGCGGCCAATTCGATCATCTCCACAGCTGACGAATTGCAACCTGACGAGGAAACACAGGAGGTCGTCAAGGGCAACCTGGAATTGAATTTACCTGAATTTCACGTTATCGGTGAAACGATGGTCAAGGCTGCTGGTGACATGGAGCTTGACGTGTTGCTGGTTCCGTTCGGCGGTCCCGACAACGGCAAGGACGCTGACGGACAGTTTTTCAGCGATAAGACGAATATCCAGCAGGACATCTACAAAACGATCCCGGCCTACTATTATCACGGCTACGATCCTGATGGAAGACCCCAGGGTGATCCCGTTGTAATCGGCATGATGCACTACGACCACACGGACGCGAAGGGGCACTGGTACCGCGCCGTTTTGGACAAGACCAACGAATACGCAAGGCGAATATGGGACGCGGCAAAGAGAGGGCTTGCGCGTGCGTCGTCCGGGACAATCGGACACATTGCCAGGGCTGCGCGGGACGGATTTATCAAGTTATGGCCGGTTGTGGAGGGTTCGCTGATTGACGAAAACGAAACCAGACATCCGGCGAATGCATACGCCGTGGCGCTCCCGGTCTTGAAAGCAAGACAACCGGATTTAGTAATTCCTTCCGACATGGAAGATAACGATGGCGAGCCAGGTTCACCAGAGGCTGATGATTCAGCGGTGAATAGCACAGCCACTAAAAACGAACCAATCAAAACAAGGAGAAATGAAATGGACGAAATCGACATTGCAAAAATTGTGGCTGACGAAATCGCAAAATCCGAGGCCGCGAAAGCCGAGGCGGCCAAGAAAGCGGCCGACCTGCAGGCTGAAATTGACAAGGCTGTAAAAGCCAAAGAAGCCGAGATGGAAAAGAAATTTGCCGAGACCGGACGCCTTCCTTCTGACCGCGCACCGTACGCAAAGAAATTTGCTGATACCGACAAATTCGACAACCTCGATGCGGCTGATACCGCAACCCTCGTCGGCGTGCTCAAGGCTGCTAACAAGCCGGTGAGCGAAGGCGCACTCAAGGCGTTGTCGCTGAAACTCGAAGAGGACAAAAGCGAAGTTGGAGAGGTCGGACGCAAGGCGATGAAGGCGGCTGGTATCAAGACCGGAGAGATCGACTACTCAACCTCGGATGGATATGGTGATGAATGGGTGGGCGTAGCCTACTCTGCCGCACTGTGGAACTCGATCCGCGCCGGTTCAAACATCATCGGAAAAATTCCCTCCATCGAATTTCCGAAGGGCGTGGAATCAATGAACATCCCGCTGGAATCGACCGATCCCGTGTGGTACAAGGTGGCTGAAAACACCACCAATGGCACCACCCTGGGCGCACCTGTACCGACCATCACCTCAAGCCGCATCGGAACTGACCAGGCCAGCCTGACGCTCGCAAAGCTGGGCGCGCGGGTATTCTACACCGGGGAACTTGAAGAGTCCTCGATGGTTCCGTTCGTGTCAGAACTGCGCCGGCAACTGCAGGTGTCAGGACAGGAATACCTGGAATCAGCCATCATCGATGGCGATACCGAAACCAGCGCGTCAACGAACATTAACGACATCGGCGGCACGCCTGATTCAACTGACTGGTTCATGGTGTGGAACGGATTCCGCAAGTCGGCGCTCGTTACTACCACGGCGAACAGCCGCAGCGCGGGCGGATCACTTGACATAACCGACTACCTGGAAACCCTCAAACTCATGGGCGCCGCCGGTATCAACTCACTGGATCAGAACCAGGTTGAATTCATCGTTGACCTCAACACCTACTACAAGACATTGACCCTGCCAGAAGTTTTGACCCGCGACGTCTTCTCATCGCCTACCATTGAGGGCGGGCGGTTGACACGCCTGTTCGGGTACGCGCTGAATGCATCTGGAAACATGCACAAGGCCAGCTCTGACCGCAAGGCGAACAGCGCGGGAAAGATCGACCAGAACACCACTACAAACAACGCCTATGGTGCGATCCTCGGTGTACGGTTCGACCAGTGGAAACTTGGTTGGATGCGCCACATCAAGATCGAGACCACCCGGTTTGCGTCCTCGGATTCAACCGAGATCGTTGCCCAGATGCGCGTCGGACTGAAACAGCGCGACACCGAAGCATCCGCGATCACCTACTACGTGGGTGTGTAGCCTGACGGCTGACGGGTAAAACGAGGGAGGGAGGGAACTCCCTCCCTATAACAAAGGAGTAAAAAATGGCAAGAACTTATGTCGCACGTGGCAACGATAAGATCAATGTTTCGCATAGTGCCCTGATTGATTTATCAGGCGCAGCTGTAGCCCAAACGGTGATGGAGCATTTCACCCGTGCCGCAATGATCGAAAAAATCAACATTCTTTACGTTGAAGCGTCAAGCGCGGACGCTGGTGTTGCGCTCAAGGTTGGGCGCGAGGGTGACGATGACGGGTACTACACGGGAACATCGGCCGTAAGTCAAAATGCTTGGGATGAAGTAAATGTTACGCCGCTCGCTAAACTGATAAACGCTGGCGATTCTCTTACTTATCTGTGTGCCGGTAGTAAAACCGGAACAGGAACGGTGATTATCACCGTCGAGTGGCGGTTCGTGGAGTAGTTATGAAAGTTAAATTTTTACAGGACTTCAGAGGACGGGAAACGAACGAGATATTTTATCAGGCTGGTGACGTGGTTGATATTGACCCCGTTGACCTGGTAAAACGCGGCATTTGCGAACTCGTCAAAGAAGCGCCTAAACCGGAAACACGGGCAACTGTACCGCCTACCAAAAAAAGGAAATCAAAATGAGAAAAGCCGTCTTAAAAGCCACCACGGACGCAAGTGGTAACGCAACCGTAGATCACGTCTCAAACGTACTGGGCAAATTGTACGCCGTACTCTACAAACCTGGCACCCTGGATACGGGCGCGACCATCACTTTGACATGTCAGGGCGTGTTTGCAAAACCGCTATTGACGAAGTCAAGTGCTGGCACGACTGATACGATGTACTATCCGCGCGACATTCCCCATGCTGTGGCCGATGGTGCAGCTCTTACCGCTACGGCGGGCGGAGATCGTGTCATGCCGCTCATAAATGGCGTGCCGCGTCTCGTCGTGGCAAGCGGCGGCAATGTCAAGACCGGACAGGTGATCCTCTATTACGAGGACTGACATGGCTATTGTCAACGGCTACTGCAATTTAAATGAATTTCACCAATGGATGACGGCATCCGGACAATCCCTTGAGGATGATTCGGGAGACGATTCCGTGATCGAAGAGATCATCACGGCAACGAGCCGGTTCATAGACGGAGAGGACGCGCGCCGATTCTACAAAAACGAGGTTGACGAGATACGCTACTACACCACAGATGATCCAACCTACGTGAGACCGGACGACCTGGTGAGCATTACCACGCTTTATACCGATGATGGATCACGGAATTATGCAACGACGTGGACAGAGGATGACTTTGACCTATGGCCATACAATGCCGCGCTTGAAGGCAGGCCGTACGTGCAAATCGTAAGATCGCCGTACTCAAATTACATGTTTCCGGTAAACATAGCTAAGGGCATCAAGATTGAAGGTGTCTTCGGTTGGCCGTCGGTTCCGAAGCAAATAAAGGAAGCGTGCATAATGATCAGCCTGTCAGCCTACAAGAGGCGGTTCGGCGAGAATTTGTCAAGCGTGGCAACCATTGCGGCGGGTGGGGTGGTGATCACGCCACAGGACGTGCCAGCGGCCGCGTGGGCAATGATCAACCAGTTCAGGCGGAGAATCTGATGGCCGGTATCAAACTATCCACCCTCATAAGCGCAATAGGCGATCTGTCCGTCACATTGACCAATGGGAAGAAACTCAAAATCCTTGACGACGCCTCACTGCCGGAATCTGCCGTAAGGCTGGGGGGCGTGTTATTCCCGAAGCCGGATGGGTTCATAAGCGGATTTACTGTTGAGCCAGTAACCTATGGCGCGAACGGGGTAGAGAGGATGGACATTCGCTATACCCTGACCTATGTGTTTTGCGATATTTCGATGGGGTCTAACAGATCGCTCGGTGATAACTACACCGCACTGGTCAAGGATACCGTTCTGATACTAAACAGCATTCTGACGAATGATGATATTGCAAACGGCATAGATTTGCGCATTGCGGATATAACCAGTTTCGGGCTTGTCGCCGATCCGGCGGGCAATTTCTTTTATGGCACGGAGATACAACTCAACGTGCTGGAATTTTATGAGGCGTGAATGACCAGGACAAATTCAAAATATACCAGGATTTATGTCAACGGGTATGAAATATCCTGCCAGGCATCGAACATTGGAACGGTCGGATATTCACAGGATGCGCCGATGGTCGCTGCTTATTGCGACGAGGTGCTGAATACCGTACTCGGTCACTCAACGATCCAATGCGGACCGATAAACGCATTCTTGTCGCCATCCGACACTACCGGAATACACGAGGTGTTTGATGCCGGCAATGATATCGCTAATATCATGATCGCCTTTGGCACGCTGG